ATGAAAGCTTCGATCGTCGTGGGAAGTGGATGAATGCTTGTGAAGCGGCCAGTAGTGAATACCCGAGGTAGTTATGCAATTCCGGCGGGAATCGAAACTTCGTGTTGGGGCGAGAGAGGGAGCTAATCCGATAACGGTCTTGAGCTCATGGTCGATACGGTCGTCCGGCGCGGTAATCGAAGATTGATCGTAACCCAATTGCTTGAGAAAACGAAAAGATCTGGGAAAGTTGCGCTGAAGTTCTGCTTCAACGTCTGAGCTCGTGAGCTTCCCGTACTCCTGCACCTCTTTTAGCACGAGGTACCATTTGTAGGCCTGAGGGCCGTAGAGGGTAGAATAGAGCTGGCCCAGGGCACGCGTGGCTGTTTCAATCACGTCGGTGACTGTGTGCTCAGGGTAGACGTAACTTGCAAGCAAGTAGTCTGAGGAGCGCCAGGGTGTGCCATTAAGATTATAGAATCCTAGAAAATGGGCATTCATGTTGTTAGATGTCACCACTGTCTTGACGTCGTTAAGCACCATGGAAAACTTCTTGTATGCGAAGTCCTTGAATGAGTCGAGGTCGAAGGGCCGGTTAACTACTGCCACAGTGTCGTCGCCATAATAGACGTCGCCTTTGGGGTAGTAGCCGGTGGAGTGGAAGGTGGAGTACCTGAAGACAATCGCGTTGACAAGAGTGTCGATCACGTTCGTGAAGCACGAACCCGATGGGACACCTTGGTCTTTGCGGTATCTGGTACCGTCCGCCATTCTAATGGGGGTGTTGATGAAATAGTTGACGAGAGCATTGAAGCGCTTGTGCGACTGCTCTTCCTTGACAGGCCAGACACGTCCGTCGGACGATTTGATCTTGTCGAAATGAAAGTGCGAGCGCAAGATAGCGAATACATCGCGTATCAGCCAAGCCGGAATGGTAGTGGCGAATTCCGACCAGTCTGCTGCGACAATTACTGATTGGTATGGGTTGAGAGTCTGGGTGATCATCTGGTTGATGTAGGCAGTGCCACCGCGCGCGATTTCGAGACCAATACCGTAGCAATGGTCGTC